AAGAAAAAATTTCTAAAGCTGCCGATTATATTAGTACGGTAAAACATTATCTTGAATATGAAATGCAATTTGGTCCGGAAAAGAATCCATACGATTCACATGAAGATGATGATATGTATGAAGACATTCATCATATAGATGATTTGATACCTTTACTTAAAAAAATAGTTAAAGTACAAGAGAATCAAACGATAGTATTAAAAGATAATATGCATGTAATTATAGAGCCAGATGATGCCAAAAGTTTATTATTTGCATATAAAGAATTAAACGAAGAAAATAAGAAAAAGTTTTCATTAAACCTTTTCGAAAATAAAAAACAATTTTGGAATATGGTTTCATTTTCAAAAAGTAGAGGAGAATAAAAATGTCTGATTGGCCAGAAATGCAAACAGGTAAAAACGGACCTTTTCAAATTATCGATTGTGATTATGAATGGTTTAATGACTTTATCGATAATTGTTCGCAGGAAAACAAACCAAGCGACCAAGCAGAATTAAATGGTCTAAAAGCATCACCGCCTGCCGAAGTATGTGTTATTGAAGGTTCTAAGATTAAAATTCCTGAAGAGTGGAAAGGAAAAAATATGGAATTTTTTCTCGTAAGACGAGAAGGTGGTAATGGGCTTGATGTAACGACCGTAACTACTGAATGGAGAGAGTCCGGTGATTCAATATCATTGAGTGATGGAACTGTAGATTCGGATGGATTTACACGATTTAGCAAGTCTACTACAGATGTCATTACCAATTTAGGAAAAATAGACGAGCGGACTTATAATTTTTTCTAATAATGGAAATAGAGGTCAAAAAAGTAACAGGTTGGTTTGGTCTTCGTGAAAAAGATGGTTTAGTTAAAAATCCAAATCAAGATAATATATACAAAGCAGATACGGTATTGGTTTCAAATATTTCAGGAATAAATCAAGAAGTTTTATTGCTAGATAGTAATTTAAATTTAAAACAAAAAATTAATATTACAGATAAACAAACTATAAAGTTAGAAAAAGAACCGAAAGACCTAATTACAGGTTCAGTCGATTGTCTAGGATTAGTAAAATGACTACAGAAGAATTACAAGATTTTGATGAATCTTCGAAGAGAACTTTAACGCAAGTTCAACGAATGAAGATTGGTCAAAGAATGAAAAGATTAAAATCAAGAATGGCCATGTCTCGTAAAAGAGCATTAAAAAGAATGGCATCTAAAGATGTATTACTTAAAAGAGCCATGAAATCTGCAAGAATGGAAAAATTTAAAAAATTTGCACAGGGAAAAAGCCCTGGCGATTTGACTCCGGGACAGAGACAGGTTATCAGTAATAGACTTGCTAGATTATCACCAATATTAAAAAGAATTGCTACAAGACTTGTGCAGACTAAAAGAAAACAAGAAATGGCAAGAAAACGTAAAGGTTCAAAATGAAACTAATTACAGAAGTTAATGAAAATGTAGAAGTTCTTGTCGAAGAAGATAAGAATGGAAAGAAAAATTTATTCATCTCAGGTCCTTTTATGATGTCAGAAGTGAAAAACAAAAATGGTAGAATGTATCCTAGAGAAGTTCTAATGAAAGAAGTGAAACGATATAGTACTGATTATGTCGATAAAAATAGAGCATTTGGTGAATTAGGACATCCTGACGGACCTGGAATAAATTTAGAAAGAGTTTCCCACATTATTACTGAATTGAAAGAAGACGGTAATAATGTAATGGGTAAAGCAAAAATTATGGACACCCCATATGGACAAATAGTTAAAAATTTGTTAGATAATGGGGCTCAATTAGGTGTATCTTCTAGAGGCATGGGGTCTTTAGAAGAAAAAAACGGAGTTAAAGTTGTTAAAGATGATTTTTATTTAGCAACTGCCGCCGATATAGTTGCTGACCCTTCTGCTCCTGAAGCATTTGTACAAGGCATTATGGAAGGGAAAGAATGGATTTGGGAATCTGGCACTTTGGTCGAGGCGCAGTTAGATGAAATCAAAAAAGAAATCACTACTGCAACATCTATTAATTTAGATAATAAGAAAATCAAAGCATTTAGTCAATTTCTATCAAAACTCTAAATTGTATAAATATAAACATGAGACAATATTCTCAAGATTTTAAGGAGTTATCATATGTCAGAAAATAAAACTGAGGCTCTGGAGCAGGAAGAAGTTGTGAGTGAAAATACTCAAGAGGTAACTCAAGAGAGTAATGACACTCAGGTTGATGAAGCATCCTACCCTGGCGCCGGAAAAGATAAACAACCTATGGAAAAAGCATCTGCATCGGCAGCCGATACAGGTGTTGATAACCAAAAGGTTGATGGTCCAAAGCCGAATTTCACCAAAGGTGTTCCAACGGCTAAGAAGAGACCTGCAGATAAAACTGGAGTTTCAGAAAGTTCTTCAAAAATGGCCCTCATCAAATCAATTTATAATAAATTGGATGAGATGACCAAAGATGAAGTTGCTGAAGTTCTCGGAGCACTTGAAGGTGTTGAAGAGGAAGAAGTAATTTCAGAAGAAGAAATTTATCAAGCTCTTCTTGATGAAGGTTATACTGAAGAAGAAATTGAGCAAATGTCAGAAGAAAAAATGACTGAGCTCATTGAAAAACTTACTTCACAAAAAGTAGAAGAACAAGAAATTCAAAAGAGTGCATTGAATCAAGAAGAATTCGAAGCCAATCTTGCTGACGATGTTCAAGCATTGATTGAAGGTGAAGAATTATCCGATGATTTCAAAGAAAAAGCGGCCACTATTTTTGAGGCGGCAGTTTTTGCACGAGTAAACGAAGAGATTACTAATAGAGTAGAAAAACTCGAAGAGCAATATAAAGTCGAACTTGAAGAAGCCGTTGAAGTTAATAAGAAAGAAATGGTTGAAAGAGTTGATGACTTCATGAACTATGTCGTAAAAGAGTGGATGCAAGAAAATGAACTTGCTATCGAAAAAGGCATTCGTTCAGAAATCGTTGAAGACTTCATGGTTGGTCTTAAAAATCTTTTTGTTGAGCATTACATTGACATTCCTGATGAAAAGGTTGACCTTGTCGATGACTTGTTCACAAAAGTCGAAGATTTAGAGGAATCTCTAAATCAAGAAATTGACAAAAATATTCAGACCAATAAAGAACTCAGAGAATATAAGAAGCTAGATGCTCTTTATACTGTTTCTGAAGGCTTGACAGATGTAGAAACTGAAAAGATGCAGAAGTTAGCCGAAGGTATTGAATATGAAACTGAAGAACTTTATGCTGAAAAACTTCAGACAATTAAAGAAAATTATTTTCCAAGTAAAGAGCAACAACAAACTTTAACTGAAGATACTTCTGTTCAGACTCAAGACGATATGGAAGTTATCAATGAAGAAGGTGGAGATGAAGTTGCTTTAGCGGAAACACCCGATTCCATCAGAAGATACGCTGATGCAATTTCTAGAACCCTTAAAAAATAAGAAAGACTAAGGAGAATTAAATGTATCTTTCAGAAAATCTACAAAAAAAGTGGACTCCTATTCTTGACCATCCTGAGTTGGGGCAAATCAAAGACCCCTACAAAAGAGCAGTAACAACTGTTCTTTTGGAGAATCAAGAAAAGTCCATGCAAGAAGAAGGTCATGTAATGGCCAGTCAAAATTTCATCACAGAAGGTTTGGCTTCAGGTAGTATGCCTGACCATAGTGGTGTTGCAAAATTTGACCCAATTTTGATTTCACTCGTAAGACGTTCAATGCCTAATTTGATTGCATATGATGTCTGCGGTGTTCAGCCTATGACAGGTCCAACAGGTCTTATCTTTGCTATGAAAGCAAGATATGAGACAATGAGTGGTAGTGAAGCCCTCTATGATGCGGCGGATACTTCATATTCCTCAAATTCAAACTACAGTGCTGGTTCGATTTCTCCAGGTCTTCTCATTGCTTCTAATGGAAGTTCAACTGGTGTTGCTAACGCAGAATACGGTGCCGCTACTGCTAAGTCTGGTTTCCAAGGTGGTATTGATACTGCTACTGGTGAAGGAATGACACCTGCTAATATGGCTTTCTCGATTGAGAAAGTAACTGTTACTGCAAGAACACGAGCCTTGAGAGCTGACTACACAATGGAAGTTGCTCAGGACTTGAAAGCGGTTCATGGTCTCGATGCTGAAACAGAACTCAGCAACATTCTTTCCGCTGAAATTCTTGCTGAGATTAACAGAGAAGTTATCAGAAGAATTTATCACCAAGCAAAAATTGGTGCCCAGAGTAACGTAACAACAACTGGTATTTTTGACCTTGACACAGACTCTAACGGACGATGGTCGGTAGAGAAATTCAAAGGTCTCATGTTTCAGATTGAAAGAGAAGCTAATCAGATTGCAAAAGAGACACGTAGAGGAAAAGGTAATATCATCTTGACTTCTTCAGATGTTGCTTCTGCTCTTCAAATGGCTGGTGTTCTTGATTATACACCTGCTCTTGATAGCAACAACCTCAATCCTGATGATACCGGAAATACTTTTGTTGGTGTTCTTAATGGTCGTTACAGAGTATATGTTGACCCATATGCAGTAAGCCACAACTCCAATTACTTTGTCGTTGGATACAAAGGTTCCAGTTCTTATGATGCTGGTATTTTCTACTGCCCATATGTTCCATTGCAAATGGTACGTGCAGTTGATACTGGTACATTCCAGCCAAAAATCGGATTTAAGACTCGTTACGGTATGGTCAGAAATCCATTTGCTGGCGGTTCTGGTACAATTCAGAACGAGCAAGGTTATGACATTGGCGCAGGTGCTACTCCAACAGGTCACGGTGCTAATGACAATGTATATTACAGAATTGTAAGAGTAAATAACTTAATGTAATACTCTTTAAAAATTTTGTATAAATAAAAAGG